GTAGGAGAAACATTAATTCCTGTGGGTAAAGAGTTCCAAGAAATCGGGGCAAATTTAGCTCTTGATTTAATTCCTGCCTTAACGAAACTTGCACAAATTGGAGGTGCTACCTTCTCAGCTTTGGCTGTAGTAATATCAAGTGTTGTTGATAATTTTGCTTTATTAGCTCCAGCAATTGTAGGCGCAACGGTAGCTTTGGTTGCCTATAACATTCAACAACAGATAACTAATAGGACTGGAATAGCAAAAATATTGATACAGGCTTGGGCAGCAATGACTAAACTTGTTGCAGCTATTAAGGCTGGGACGGTTGCTCAAATTGCTCTTAATGCTGTTACTGCAATAAATCCTTATGTTGCTCTTGCTGGTGTTATTTCTGCGGTTGCAACAGCTATTTGGGGCGTTAAGGCTGCTAGTGATGCTTTAAAAGGTGAAGAGACATTATTAGGAGATATAAGTGGACTGACCCTAAAAGAAACAAAGAAAACTCTTAAAGAAGTTGAAAGCACTCTGAAGATGTATCAAGATATAATTAACAACCCAGATACAGCAGAAGCAACAAGGAAAGGCTTAAGTGGCTATATAGATAAGTTAGAAACACAAATAGCAGAACTTCAAACACAAATTACAAAGTTAGGAGGAAAAGTTGAATATCCAAGTCAAGGAGGAGGAGGAGATAGTGAGGGGCCATTAGCGAAATTTAGAGATGAAATAATGGATACGACCACAATGATTGAGAATTTCACAGTTGGAACTTTCAAGAAAATGGAAGATGCCTTAACTGATTTTGTAATGACAGGTAAGTTTAAATTTAAAGAATTTGCTCGTTCTGTTATTGCAGATATAACAAGGATTGCTATTAGACAAGCCATCATTGCTCCTATTGTTGGAACTTTATTTCCAAAAGAAGCAAAAGGAGGTGTTTATTCAAATGGAATTAGGCAATTCAAGAAGGGAGGCATAGTTGATGCCCCTACCTACTTCCCATTTGCCAAGGGAGTTGGCCTAATGGGTGAAGCTGGGCCAGAAGCCATCATGCCTTTGAAGCGTGGTAAGGGAGGAAGGCTTGGTGTTGAATCTTCTGGTAGTGGTGGTGGTGTTACTACTGTGAATGTGTCAGTTGATGCGAAAGGTACTAAAGTCGAAGGCGATGGTAAAGAAATGGCTCAATTAGGAAGGATGCTTGGTTCTGCTATTGAGATGGAAATTGCAAAACAAAAACGACCAGGAGGGCTTTTAGCGTAATTAATTATGGCTATCTTTGACGGAACTACTCTTCAATGCGTTGCAGAACCAAGCTATTCTGCACAAGTTAGTGAAACCCCTGATCTTCGTATTACTTCCTTTGGCGATGGTTATCAACAAAGAAATACGATGGGTATGAATACAAGACGAAAGAACTGGAGCCTTACCTTTAGTAATAGAACTAATGCAGATCGAGATAAAATAGTTGGTTTTTTACAAGCAAGAAATGGTAAAGAGAGTTTTGATTGGATTGATCCAACAACAACTAATTACAAGAAATATGTTTGTGAAAGTTGGAGTGTTGACATGACATCGTTTAATAACAATACAATTTCAATGGAATTTAAACAGGTATTTGAATCTAGCTAATGCCAGTACCAGTAAGTCATCTCCAAAGTGCTAATCCAACTGCGGTTATTGAGTTATTTGAGTTGGAATTGAATACAACTTTGCATGGAAATGCAAGAACGGCTGGTTGGCCTCCTTGGGGATACAATCAAGATATAAGGTATGGCAAGGAGGTAAGAAGCTCATCTACTCATGCAAGTGGTCTTGTCTTTAGGGTGACTGTCCCTGGTACTACGGGTGCAACTGAACCTACATGGCCTGCTTCAGTAGGAGGAACAGTTACAGATGGAACAGTGACATGGAAGGCTGTTCATCCAACTTATTATTTTCATAATGGTGCTTCTAGTAACACGATTAACAATAATTTTGTAGATATAAAATTTGGCGGTCAAGTTTATCAACAGCTACCTATTAAAGCGGAAGGTTTTCAATATCAAGGAAAAGGATCTTTACCAAGACCTACAATGACTGTTAGTAATTTGTTTAATACAATTACTGCGATTTTAAATGAAGTTAATGTTCAAACAACGGGTAATGATTTAGCAGGAGCAAAATTAACAAGAGTAAGAACTCTTGAACGCTTTGTTGATGCGGAAAGTTTTGGTACTGATGACTTCTTATCAGCAGAAGATGATGATGGGATTGCAATGGAAAATGATGATACATTCAACCCTGAAGAACTTGGCAATCCTTATCAAGTTCCAGATCCCACTCAAAGGTTTCCCGATGAAGTTTACTTTGTAGATCGAAAGGTTAATGAGAATAAAGATATTGTTGAATTTGAATTATGTAGTGCGCTTGATTTGGCTGGTGTACGTCTTCCAAAGAGACAATGTTTACCTGCTGATTTCCCAGGTATAGGGACGTTCCATACATGACATGGAAAGATGATGCTCTCTTAGACGCTAAAGAGGCTGATCCCAATGAATCTTGTGGCTTATTAGTTGTTCTTAAAGGAAAAGAATATTATTGGGCTTGTAAAAATATTGCTGAAAGTCGATATGACCAATTTATTCTTGATCCACATGACTATGCGGCGGCTGAAGATGCTGGTGAGATATTAGCAATAGTTCATTCCCATCCCATCACACCACCAACTCCTAGCCAAGCAGATATGGCTTCTTGTGAAAGTAGTGGATTACCTTGGTATATCGTTAATCCCAAAACAGAGGGATGGTATTACTTTGAACCTTCTGGGTATGAAGCACCATTAGAAGGTAGAACATGGGTGTGGGGAGTAGCGGATTGTTGGACGTTGGTAAGGGATTATCATCTTAGAAAAGGTACAGAGTTAAGAGATTGGGAAAGACCTATTAATCCAGAAGATTTTAGATTAAATCCTATGTTTGATAATTGTTGGAAAGATACAGGATTTAGAGAGCTTGAACCAGAAGAAGAATTACAAGAAGGTGATTGTTTATTAATGAATATTCGAGGCAAAGGTTTAAATCATATTGCGGTGTTTTTAGAAGGGAATGATATTTTGCATCATTTACAAGGAAGATTGTCGAGTCGTGACCAATTGGACGAATGGCTATTAAAGTGTATTGGTAGGAGGATAACTTTACGTCATGCTTAGGAAAATCAAGTTATACGGAAAACTTGCAAAGTTTGTCGGTAAAAGAGTCTTAGAGGCAGATGTATTAAATCCTGCTGAAGCTGTTCGTTTCTTAGTGGCTAATTGGCCTCCGTTGGAGAAGCACATGGCAGATCAGTATTACAAGGTAGAGGCAGGTAGTACTTCTGTTGCTTTGGACGAGATCTCTTATCCTATTGGTTCAGACGATATAAGTATTACTCCTGTTATTGCTGGAGCTGGAAATACAGGAAGAATTATCTTGGGAGTTGCTTTGATTGCTGGTGCTGTTATTGCAACAGGTGGTTTTGGTGTTCTGGCTGCTCCTCTAGTTACTACTGGTACTGGTGGTGCGTTGGCTTTCGGAGGTTGGAGTGTTCTTGCAGGTAAAGTTGGTATGTTACTGGTTCTTTCTGGTGTTGCTGGAATGTTGGCTGATAATCCGACTGTTCCAGAATCAGAGGAAGATCCGCAAAATTCTTTTAGCTTTAGTGGTATTCAGCAAGTATCAAGAGCAGGAACTCCTGTCCCTGTTTGTTATGGAGAGGCAATGACAGGATCTGTTGTTATCTCAGCCGAAATTGATGTAGCTGATCAGGTAATAACATGACAAAAATTATTGGTTCTGGTGGTGCAAAAAATCAGGGTGGTGGTGGTCGTACACCTACCACTGATGCTGACACTCTTGACAGTAAAAGTTATGCAAATGTATTAGATTTAATCTCTGAAGGAGAGATAGAAGGATTAAAAGATGGATTGAAATCTGTTTATCTAAATAACACGCCTATTCAAAATAATGATGGTAGTTTTAACTTTTCAGATGTTTCGTATCAGTTTAGAGAAGGTACATCAAATCAAACTAAAATAAATGGTTTTGATAAAGCAGCAACTACTGTTTCTGTTAATAGGCGAGTAACAAAAGATGATCCAAACGTAGGAGAAACAGAAACGGTAGCAACTTCTGATTCTATTGATGCAGTAAGGGTTATCTTACGATTCCCATCTTTACAACATATTGAAGATGATGGAGATATTACAGGTACTTCTGTTCAATATAAGATCCAAATGTCAGTTGATGGTGGTGCTTTTCTTGACAGGATTACAGAAACACTTTCAGGTAGAACAGGTGATTTGTATAAAAGAGATTATGAAATAACATTGCCTTCTAATTTCAGTACAGAAGTAAAAATTAGAGTTGTTCGTTTAACAGATAATGCTACTGATTCTGCAAGATTACAAAATGAGACATGGTGGGATTCTTTTGTTCAACTTACTTATACAAATAATACTTATCCTAATTCTGCTATAGCTGGTCTGCGTGTAGATGCACAGCAGTTTCCTTCGATACCTAGAAGAACTTATTTGATTAGAGGAACAAAAGTAAGAATCCCAAGCAATGCGACTGTTGATAATGACACTGGAGCGTTAATTTACTCAGGAACTTGGAATGGTACATTTCAAGCTGCTACTTGGTGTGCTGATCCTGCTTGGTGCTTATGGGATCTTCTCACATCCACCAGATATGGTTTAGGTGATCATGTTCTTACTGCTGCTGAAAAAACAAGTTTCAATGGAAATGCAGAACGGTTAAGTAAATTTGATTTTTATGCTGCTTCTCAGTATTGCTCTGCAAGCAACACCAGACCTAATAATCCAAATAATGATTATGGGCCTAATGGTAAACATGGTATAGCTGATGGGTTTGGAGGATTTGAACCACGATTCTCTTGTAATGTTTATCTCCAAGGAAGAGCAGAGGCTTTTAAGTTAATAAATTCAATGGCTGCTGTCTTTAGGGCTATGCCTTATTGGGCTGTAGGTAGCGTTGCTCTTTCTCAAGACAAGCCACAATCAAGTAGTTATTTGTTTACTTTGGCAAATATTACTTCTGATGGATTTAATTATTCGGGAAGCAGTCAGAGGTCGAGAGCAACTGTAGTTGTTGTTAAATATTTTGATAAAACTCTTAGATCTTTTGCTTATGAAGAGGTGAAAGATGACGCAAGCCTTTTCAATGGAATAGCAAAATACGGTGTCATCACTAAGAATATTGAAGCTTTCGCCTGCACAAGTCGAGGTCAAGCCAAGCGTGTAGGTCGATGGATGATTTATAGCGAATCTCAAGAGACAGAGGTTGTTAGTTTCACTTGTAGCTTGGAAGCAGGTGTTTTAGTACGTCCTGGGCAAGTTATTGATGTTGCAGATCCATTAAAGGCTGGTCTTAGAAGAGGTGGACGAATTGTTTCCGCAACTGCTGGTCAAATAACAGTTGATGGTACTGCTGGAGTAGATACTGATTTACCTCAAGGTTCTGTTGGATATACAAGAACGCTTCATGTTTTACTTCCTGATGGAACTGTTGAATCAAGAACTGTTAGTAATATCAGTGGCAATGTTATTACTCCTAATACTGTTTTCAGCAGCGCACCAAATCCTAATAGTGTTTGGGTACTAGAAACATCTGGAGGTACTTCTGCTGAGAACTTGCAGACAACTCAGTGGAGAGTTGTTGGAGTTGAAGAAGTAGATGATCTTGAATATAGCGTTTCAGCACTTGCTTATAACGCTTCTAAATATGCGAATGTTGAGACAGGGTTTTCTCTTACTCAAAGAGACTTTAGTAATCTAAATGAGATTCCTGCTCCTCCTACTGGTTTAAATATTGTTGAGCAACTTTATAAACAAGCTGATCAAGTTAAATCAAAACTTGTTATTTCTTGGGAAGCTGTTTTAGGTGTTAGCAAGTATGAAGTCAGATGGAGAAAAGATAATTCTGATTGGCATGTTTATACAAAAGTTGGGACAAATGATGAAATTGCAGATGTAACTGCTGGTAGTTTTGAAATTAGAATTTATAGCCTTAACGCCACAGGTGTTCCATCTTCACTTCCTTTAAGCAACACAACGATTGCGACAGGTAAAGATAGAAGTCCTAGTACTGTTTCAAATTTTTCTTATACATTAGATCCCAAATTAGGATTTATTCTTCATTGGGATAAATTAGTTGCTACTTATCCTTATTTCGATGATTTAGATGTTGTTGGATATGAAATAAGAACAACAGATGCAGAATGGGGATTAGAAAATAATGATTATTATAATTTTGCTTCTCCAGTTGCAGGTGAAAATTTAATAGCAAGAGTTACAGCTAATAGTTATAACCTTGGTTTTACTCCTCCAGGTTCTCGGTCTTATTACATCAAGGCTTATGACAGTCAAGGAACTTATAGCGTAAATGCAGGTTCTCAATCTATTGCAATTGCAGCTCCACTTTCTCCTACTTCTACAGCCACTATTGAAGGTAATTTCGTAGTTATCAGTTGGACAAAAGTTCAAACATTAGGAAGATATGCGATTGATTATTATCAAGTTTCTAAGAATAGTAACTTCACTACGGTTCTTGAAAGTTTAGATACTACGGTTTACAAGAGAGAAGTTGACTGGACAGGAGCGCAAACTTTTTATGTTAGGTCTGTAGATATAGCAGGTAATTTTAGTACAGCTAATAGTGTCACTCTTCAAAACACGCAAGCATCAAATTATGGATTATCTGTTAATTACGATAGTGGAACCTCTGCTGATTTGACTTGGAGTGAAAGAAATGGTGGCACTCCAACTGTTGCTTATCAAATAGCTCACAGTCCAACTTCTATTACTTCCTTCGGAGAAGCTACTGGTAATCAACAAATACAGGGAACAGCTTTCTCATTCCTTGTTAATTGGAATACTGATAGAAGATTTTGGATTCGATCAATTGATGCTCAAGGCAATACAGGTGCAGAAGAATATTTTGATATTTCGTTCACTATTGCAAATGCAGTTTCAAACCTTACTTCTACATTTAAAGGAACAACAGGTAATGCCCTTCTTAAAAGTGAACTAGAACTTGCGTGGACTGCCGCAGTAAAAGGAAGTTTAAATATTGAAGAATATGAAATAAGAAGAGGAACTACTTTTGCTAGTGCTTCAGTCATATTGACAATTAAAGCTTTAGTCGCAACAACACAAGTTGATTGGAATGGAACTCAAAGATTTTGGGTCGTAGCAAAAGATGTTAATGGCAATTATGGAACAGAGACATCTATAGATGCAACGATTACTCCTCCTGCTGCTGTCGGATCTTTTGCACAAGAAGTTATAGATAATAATGTCTTACTTAATTGGTCTGCTGCTGAATCTGTTCTCCCAATTCTTTACTACAGCATTAAAAGGCAAACTGATGCGAATTTACCTTTAGACACTGTTACTAACTTTATTAATAGAGGAAAAGATATTGGTACTAAGCAGGGATTATTTACGACTGTTTTTGAAACAATTGCTGGAACTTACACTTACTGGATTGCTGCTATTGATTCTGCTAATAACACAGGACAACCAGTCAGTATTACTTCAAGTGTTAATCAACCACCAGATTATATTCTTAGAAAAAATGTAAATAGCATATTCGAAAATCAACCTTCTGTTCCAACAGTAGTCACTAAAACAAATGCGTTTGCTGATCAAGGATTCTTATTCGTCAACGTAGATACAACAAGAACATATAAAGAGCATTTTGATCCTGATAATAATGATACAAGTAGAACTTTTGGTGTTTACGGTGGAAGTACTTTATATGGTTTACCTTCTGCAACTGCTGGTACTTTTTCAGAGATATTGGACTACGGAACAACATTAGCTGGAACGAAAGTCACTATGACTTTCACAGGAGAACATCAAGCAGGTACAACAACAACAACGCCAAAGATTTCAACAAGTCCAACTGGCCCTAACGATAGCCCTGCTGCAAGTTATAACTGGACAGATTTCAACGCTAGTGCCACAACAAATCCAATTATTACTCATTCTGCTTTTGGTACTGCTTTTAGATATATCAAATTTGACTTTGCATTTGCTAGTGCAGGAAATGATGACTTGTTGAAAGTTACGTCATTAAACATGAGATTAGATACTAAGCAAATCACCGATTCTGGTAATGGGACAGCAAGTGCTAGTGATAGTGGTGGAACAAGTGTTAACTTCAATCTAAGTTTTGTTGACGTTGAATCAATTACAGTAACTCCAAAAGGAAGTTCAGCCCCTGTGATTGCAATTTATGATTTCACTGATACTCCCAATCCAACATCGTTTAAAGTGTTGTTATACAACACTTCTGGCACTAGAGTTAGTGGGGATTTCAGTTGGACGGCAAGAGGTAACTAATGGCTAATTGGAATAATCCTCAACTTACAAGTACATATACGAATTTCCTAGCGGAAGTTAAAGCAAGAGATGACGATATTGCTGTTCAATTCTCTACTGGAACAATTAGTAATCAGCCCGACGGTGCAATCAAATGGGATAGCAGTGCAAATATATGGAAGAAATGGAGTGCCAGTGGAAGTTCTTGGGGTGCTTTAACTGGAACTTATGCCTTCCCAGCAATCACAGCTACAACTGGAGGCTTTAGTAGTAACGTCACAATCACTGGAACATTAGATGCTTCTAGTACTATTTCTGGAGCATCATTCATCCCTGATGGAAGTACAGCTCCTGCTAATGGGATGTTCTTGCCTAGCAGCAATACATTAGGTTTCTCTGTCTCTGGGGGGCAAAAAGCTTCTTTAAATGCAACTGGATTAAAACTTGGAACAGGTACAGCCTCTTGCAAGTTAGAAGTTGATGGTGGAATTAAAGTTGCAGGTGGTACAACTCATGGTTCTCATGGATATAGTTTTAGAACAAATGACACAGATGCAGGGATGTTCTCTCCTGCGAATAATGAATTAACCTTTCTAACTAATGGCAGTAGGAGACTAACTTTAGAAGGTGACAAAGTTGGAATTAATATTGATAATCCTTTAACTCATTTACATTTAAAAGGTGGTGGTTCAAGTGAAACTACTTTTAGAATTGAAAACAGTGAAGGTTCTTTTAACTTAAAAGCTGACGGAGACAAAGCATATTATTACGCTGATGAGCATATTTTTAGTAGTCAGCAAGGAAGTGGTAACTGGGCAACATTAAATGGAACAGGATTAGGAATTAATGTCACACCTAGTTCTTACAAGCTTGATGTCACAGGAAATACAAGAGTTACAGGAAATTTAACGGTAACTGGAAACATTACAGGTGTTGTTTCAGGTACAGCCGTCAATTGTACGAACGTAGATATTGCTACTGATACTGCTACGAATGCTGATCATTATGTCAATTTCACTAATACGCAATCTGGAATACAAAGGATTCAAACAGATAGCACTCTTAAATACAATCCATATACAAATACTCTTAAAGTTACAAACTTAGAGATCTCAGGTAGCGGTGGTGGTGTCGTTCCTGTTGGTGGAATCATTATTTGGTCTGGAGCGCAAAATGCAATTCCGACTGGATGGGCATTATGTGATGGAAGTTCAGGTAGACCAGATTTAAGGAATAGATTCGTTATTGGTGCTGGTAGTAGTTATAGCGTCGGATCTACTGGTGGTTTCTCAGATGCAATAAATATCAGTCACACGCACACAACTAATTCAACTGGATCTCACGCTCATGGCGTTAGTGACCCTGGACACCTTCACTCTTATCTAAGAACTACTAACTTTGCAAGTGGTGGTGGTGATGCTTCAAACCGTCGTGCGCCGTTCCAAGAGACAAGTACAAATACAGCAGGAAATTATACAGGTATTTCTATAAGCAGTGGTGGTTCTCATAGTCATAACGTAAACAGCAGTGGTTCTTCTGGAACAGGACGGAACTTGCCTCCTTACTATGCTCTTTGCTACATCATTAAGCTTAGTTGAAGTATAAAACTTCTATTCGGGATGATGTCAGCTCTGATTGTTTTGAAGCTGATATAGATTTCACTTTGTTTAAAACAGTTGATTGTAAAAATAATAAATTAAAGAATATCTATATTAATAAATTAAATCATTTAAAAAAAGAAAGTTTTAATCGAATTAAAATTCCAGATTTTAGTTATTCTGTTGATGGAAATATTGTTTCTTGTTTAGTTGAATTTATCAAAGGTACTTATGTTTATACTCCAGCACAACGGACTTTAATTTATGAAGATGTGGTCTGTCACCAAACAGATTGGACTTTTAGTGATTATCGAGATGCGAATTTTATTCTTCAAGAAGGAACAGGAAATATATTTTCTGTAGATTTTCAGTCATATCGTTTTTATCCAAATAAAGAGAAAAGAAAGGTTGCATGGTTCAACCATATTGAGTCTCTTCGTTGGTTGAAACAAAACTTGTAATGATGTATTTATTTCCTTTGATGGGTGATAATCCCCTGTGAGGAAAATTCCAAGTAGCAGGAAAAAGAATTAATTTCCCTTGTTCTGGGGTCACTTTATGTCCAAAAGCAAATTCAGTTTCACCTCCTTCTTCTACTTCATTTAGATACCAAATACATGCAATCGTTCTTGTCCATCCTCCTTGATATGTTTGACAATCAATATGCCAATTATAGTAATCATTTGGTCTATATCTTTTGACGTTATAACCACTATCTTTAACTTGATCAGACCATAATGGTTTTCCTATTATTTCTGTAATCCGTTTTGAATATTCTTCGAGATTATCTGCTAACGATTGGAAGATAGTTCTATCTATATGTTCCCATTCATCCAAGTCACTAATCGCAAGATCCATTGATTTTTTCAACTCAGGCATCACTTGGCCTGAAGTTGTTATCCCTGGAGCTTTCCTGTCGTCATGTCTAAATTTTTGAATAATGTCTTCGCATGTTTTAGGGTCTAAGGCATTGTGCATCTCATAAATGAGATCCTTGAAATCTTTCATGGCTAATTAATAAAGATAGGAAAAGCAAGAAGATTAAAGAAAATCTCCGTCTCTTCTGGGTTTGATAGGTATTATTAGACTATCCTAAAGAAGATCCAAGAGGAAAGGAAGTGGCAAACAGGAAGATTACAGATTTAACTGCTTTGACCACTACAGCAGTTGATGACGTTATACCCATAGTCGATATTAGTGAAACGAGTAATTCGACAAAGAATAAGAAGATAACGGTTCAGAATTTTTTCGCTGGTACTCCTTCTCTTAATTTAAAACTTGCGGATGGCACAGCCTCTGCACCAAGTATTGCTTTTACAAGTGCAACATCAACAGGTTTATATCGTAGTGCGGTAAATGAATTATCTATAGCAACTAATGGTGGTCAAGCGATCAAGGTAGAAGCAAATAATAAAACCACAATCTATGGAGATCTTGTAGTTACTGGTGGAACTACAACGATTTCCTCTACTCAGATTGATGTAACAGATAAGAACTTGCAGCTTGCTACAGGCAATAGTTCTGACTCTGGAGCAGATGGAGGTGGTCTAACCGTTAAGGGTGCAAGCGATAAGACTTGGAATTGGGTTGATAGTACAGATGCTTGGACAGCTAATCAGCATATTGATGTCACGACTGGAAAAGTCTTCAAGATTGCTGGAACAACAGTTCTAAATGCAACAACATTAGGGGCTTCAATTGTTAATAGTTCTCTTACTTCTGTAGGAACACTTGGAGCATTAACAGTTACCAACGCTGTTACCGCAGGCAGTTTAGATATTTCTGGTGGGGCTGATATAGATGGAACTTTAGAGGCTGATGCTTACACAGTTAATGGCACAGCATTAAACGAATATATCGCCGACACAGTTGGGGCGATGGTTTCTAGCAACACTGAAACCAATATTACTGTCACCTATCAAGACGCAGATAATACCTTAGATTTCGTTATTGGAATCTTAAATCAAGATACGACTGGTAATGCTGCAACAGCGACTGCATTAGAGACTGCAAGAACTATAGGAGGTGTGTCATTCAACGGAACTGCGAA